TCTAACCTTACATTCAACCGGATGCCGCTAAAGCGGCCACGCTGAACTCACACGTTAGCCATATTCTCCAACCGTTCTATAAACGCCTTACCCTCAGACATTCCCCATGGTTTACGCCATTCTTTCAGCACTTCATTAATCGCTGCATACCATGCCTCTTTGCATGCCTCATACCGCCCGCTGCCTGGGTGTAGGTTGTGCGTTTCTGCGTATTCGTCGAATGTCATAATTAGAATGGAATATCGTCTTTTATGTCAGAAAAATAATCGGGGGATGGCGGATTATAATTAGGCTTTGTTTCGCTTTCTTCTTGTCTAGACTTACCGCCTAGCATTTGCATGCGGTCTGCAATAATTTCTGTGGTGTACTGGTCTTGCCCCTCTTTATTCTGCCATTTCCGCGTTTGCAAGCGGCCCTCGATATAAACTGGCGAGCCTTTTTTAAGATACTCGCCAGCAATCTCCGCAAGCTTTGAAAAGAAAGATACCCTGTGCCATTCGGTGCGCTCTTGTTTCTCTCCTTGCTTGTCTTTCCATGTGTCAGTAGTGGCTAGGCTGATATTTGTTACTGCTTCGCCGCTTGGCATGTAACGCACTTCAGGGTCTTTGCCTAAATTTCCGATTAAAATTACCTTGTTTACACTAGCCATTGACGACCTCTAAAGTTGGTTTGTTGACTTGTTCAAGTTTTGCTTTCATGCGCTCATACCCTTCTTTGATCTTTTCGCTGTGCATGTTTTCAACTTTCGACCAACTTCCAGTATCAAACACTTCAAGCAATAACTCATTGCGTTGTTTCTTGGCTTCCGTGCTGGTTCCATCCAATCCATGCGAGATCAACAGGCTTTTAATTTCTTCGGCCCATTCAGTGCGTTTTCGTGACTCGCTATCCCAAGTTCCTTCTTCTGCTCCTTCGTAAAGCTGCTGTGAGTCGCGCTTGTCCATACTTTCAAAGTGCTGACCGCCGATGTTCAAAAAGTCGAAATGCGGTTTAAGCTTTGCATAATTTGGCATTGGTATTTCACGGCCATTTAGCTTGTCTGCGCGATCTTTCTGAATAATGGCGGTGTTGATGGTTTTTCCGTCTTCTCGGTTAATAACCATTTCAATCAATAATGAAGGTTCATAACCAAGTTCTTTTTCTGTCGCCATTCTGGTGCCGGTAGAAATTAGCTCTTTCTTGCCTGAACCATCGTCTTTGCTTTGATACTCGTACACATTACCAGCTCGACCGCATACGATGACATGCAGCTTTGAAGATAGGAAGCGATCCGTAAACGCTGCCCAGGTCGCCTTAATCGGTCTCCAATGCTGGAACTCTAACGCTAGTAAAGGGCGCTTGTTCTGCTTCTTCCTGGCATCATTTAGCTTGGTTAAATAAGACTCTTGCGCATCTCGCCAAACGTGGGTAATCGAATCAATAATAACGATGTCGCAGACTTTCTCTGCTTCGTCCATAAAATCCATTAGATCCACTAGGGCGCGGCTTTCGTCGGCCACAAGCAATTCAATTCCCTCTTTCTGGAACAATGGAAGGACAAAGCTAAAGGCTGGTTCAGTATCAAAAGCCGCTATTGGTTTGGTGCTTCCGATCGCTTTATGCAACCCTATCGCTATTTCCGTTGCGGTGCGCGTTTTACCGCTCCCGGCGGTGCCGTAAATACCTACTTTAGAGTAGGCCATTTTATTTGTTGCTGGTTTAAGCATTCCCATTTTCCACCTCCTATTATTCGTCGTCGATTCCCGGCTCTCTCATCCACTTGCCGCAAAATTCAAACGGTCTAATTTTCCACATCCTGCAATACAACTCACCGCCATGCGTGCCTATTGAGTGCGCACAGTGTTTGCACTGTTTTACAATCTCCACATCAACCCGAATCTGATCTTTACCCATGATCTAAGCCGCTGGGAGAAGGTTGGACGGGTTACGAATATCAACCGTTTGCGTTGTTTCAAAGTTAGCATTCCAGTCTCCCAAATAAGATATGTACTTGTGCTTAACCTTTGCTGGTACGGTAATCAAGTTTTACCAAGTTCATGCGCCAGCAAACATGCTGCGCCATAAGTCATTTCAGGGTGAATGCAAATCAATTTGTCCTCCCGAAACCTAGCGCGGAGTATTGACACTCTTCCACAAGTACACCGTCAACATTTACCAGTCGTACCGTCAACTTTTGCGATGTATCTTGCGGTGCGCGACAACTTACCTCCCTGATGCCGTCGATCTTGTTGCCGTAGGCAGAGACTAGGCCAATCAGCAGGACAAGAATAATCACGAAAGCCAATGCAAGCCTTGTCTGTAGACGTTCTAGCCGGACATTTAGCGGGACATAATTTAGGGCGCTCATGCTGCTGCCTCTAGTTCAAAGTGTTTCCCAAGCATGTTTTTAGCGCTCTGTAGGTACTTGATGGCTTGATCTATGTCACCCTCGCATACGGCTGGGTAACGCAGTGCAACTGCCATATGCCAGTTAGCCGCGCTCAAAACTTCTCGTATGTCCTGTTTAAGTTCTTCCGTTGCGTTCATATCAACCCCCTCTAAAAAGGTGCCGTCTTTCCGGCTGCCAGCGTCTTATACTCTGCATCTACCCAGGGTAGCGGGGTGCTAGACGGTAGGAACGCGACCAATTCAGTCTCTCCCGCTGTCCCAACCGTTTTGAGTCAGGCCGGTTGACGCCTCGATCTGTGCCGTCTCTCCGGCTGTCACGGGGCTTTGGTTCTCCCGTTACCTCCAGCGCCTTAGCGACCCTGGTGCGCTACTTCAATCCTTTTCGTTACACCTAGCAGGGCTTGCGCCACCCCTTTGTTTTCACCTTTCCGCGTCTACTTCCGCTTGTCTTTCCGCACCGCTTGGGATTTACCGGATTGAGGCTTGAAGCTTGGCGGCTGTGAGTCTGTTGGCCGCTGGTGATTCGCTACTCAACGATTTCAATTATAGGCGTTCCGAAGATAAAAGCAATAGGGGAACCGAAATATTTTTTCTAGGCAACAAAAAACCCGCCGAAGCGGGTCTTAAAATTTGCGTTAAAAATGATTAGCGGTCTTGCTCGTCAATATCTAACGGTAAAGTTGCGTTGAATCGTGGCGATACCTGATTTAATTTCAACATAAAGTCAGGCCATTCATTTGATATTTTCATTAAGCCTGTTACTAGCCCTAAGTGCTTGAGTAATTCTTGCCTTCCATATCCGGCTGTCAAATGCTGGAATAATTTTCCCTTTCTCGCATCTTTTCGCGCTTCTTCTTTTAGCGCCGCCAATACGCCAGGTGCCAGCCTTCGGTATACCACGTCGTTTGTTAAATGCCCAAAATAGCTTGGGCGATAATTGGTGCGCTCTGGCGGAAATGGAAGGCCGCGCAAACGGAACATTTGCTCGTAGTAGTCAGAATCAAATGTTCTAATCCAAGGTTGCAATTCTTTTTCTACATATGCTTCTAAAATCTTTGCAAGCGCATCTCTTGACCTATCTTTTTGATAACCAGTGGCCTCATCAACAAGCGCGACAATCCCCACATGAGCGAGCGCTCTCATTAACAGCATTGCTTTTTGTGCGATTTGTTTTTGCCTTGTGCCTAGATTTCCTTCCTTGTCAGCATCAATGTAAATATCACAAATGCTTGGGATAATCTCCGCGCGGATTCCATGAGCTGCTGAACCTTTCTCTGTTCGGTATTTAAGAACAACGTTCTGCAGGTGGCTTAAGTGCCTGTTAATATAGGGAATAAGACTTTTTTGTGCAAGAAAATGAGGTATTTCTGCAGGAACGATAGCAGAGTTTTCTGGTGCGTTTTTTGCAATCCATCCGCTGTAGTACATTCCCATTGCTTCCATAAAATCAGACTGGGTTAATACTCTAGTTCCATCTTCGAGTACCGCGCATGGGATTTCTTGATCTATTAATTTGAGCGTACCTGGATGCGTTACTTTTGGAAGCGAAGCCAATTCCTTCTTTGCAGCAGCCATCTTCATGGCCTTCTCTTTCCGTTGCTCTGCTGTCATTTTTGCGGCTAAAGCAGCGCCCCCCTTGGCTCTTCCTTTGATTTCTTTTTCCATTTGTTACCTCCTGACAGTTAATGGAATATTAATTATACTTGCTGTATATAAATAAGCAAGCAGAAACACGCAATATTAAATGCGCAAGAAAAAACCCGCATTAATCGGGTTAGTTAGGGGGATAGCTAAAAAATTGATTAAGCTTTAGCTGATAAAAATTCGTGGAAGTTGATTATTTTTCGATCAATGTTTTCTTTATTGTGATATATAACGGTGCGCGATAGATACAATAAGCATTCTTTGTGTATTGCGCTCATGGTGCGGTATGCCTGTATTAATTCCAATTCATCTTGAGTGAGTCTGGCTTTGTGAATTTTCATTTACAGCCTTTCAAGAATTCAGGTTTTAATAGTCGTGCAATTTTTATGCCAATTGTAAACTATTGTTAATTACTGTTCTTGTTTTTTGTTGCCTCCTTCGTTCATATGCGCTTTAGCAGAACGCAAAGCCATATCGAGCATTTCCCTACCAAGTGGCGTGGTTGCGCCGTAAACATAAGCAAATTCTTCTACTAAATCTTTTGGCGTGTTGTTCTCTCCTGGCTCTTTAGGCCCAATCCCGTCAGAAAGCCACAAGGTATTTACTTTTAGAGCGTTGGCTATTTTTGCAACATAGCGCGAACCGCCATATTTACCCGATTCAAATTCAGAAATGGTGGCTTGCGCCAATCCACATTCCTTAGCAAGTTTTCCTTGCGACATTTTCAATTCGGCCCGTCTGGCCCTGATTCTAATGCCCATAGTTTCCATTGCTACATTATGTAGAAAATTCATTTCGGTTGTCCTATTGACAATATAATCGGCTCCCCTATAATGAGAGCCTATGGACTGGAAAAACATTATTAGTGACCTCGCTAAACATGGCGTCAAGCAATACGAGATTGCCGCGTTTTGTGGTTGTTCTCAAAGCGTAATTAGCGATTTGGGTTCGGGAAATCATAAAACTTGCAGCTATGAAATCGGCAGCAAGTTAGTCGAATTACACAAACGCAAGATTAAGACAAAGAAAGCAGCCTAACCACGAAGTTTTTAACGTGGCTTTAAGCTTTGGCCTTGTTCAACCTGTAATGCAACGCGTACCCCAAGGGGGCAGCCATGAAATTTACTAATGACCGCAGGACTCAACCTGTACGAGCGCAACGCGAAATGCCGTTTCTATTAGGACTTGAGCCGGTTAAATGGGTTGAGGCTGAAACGGTAGCCAGCTGGAAAACTTACCGTGAGGCAGTCTGTTGGTGTTGGGCAAATCGTCCACGCCGTGGCTTGGCTGAACCGGACGACCAAGCATTGTTTAGTCGAAATTTTGGTGTGCATGCGCCACACATGAGCCGCTTCGTCAATCCTGATTCTAAAGCGCCAATGGAATTGCACCCTGACCTAATACCTGCTTTTGAAAACTATGTTGGATGGCGAGGGATTACGCAGTATCTCGCTTTGATTAGCAAAGTAACCATCATGGAACAGGTTATCGAGGCTAGGAGGGTTGCTTGATAAAAGGGGATAGTAATGGCACGCGCTAGGAATATAAAACCGGGTTTTTTTCAAAATGATGAGTTAGCCGATCAATCCCCATTGGCAAGATTAGCGTTTATTGGAATGTGGACTATTGCAGATTTTAAAGGCTGCATTGAATACCGTCCAAAAATGTTAAAGGTTCAAATTCTTCCTTACGACGAATGCGATTTAGATGAAATCGTAAACAATCTGGAGAAAGCCCGATTTATTCGGTTCTACTCCGTACAAGGAAAACGGTACATAAAAATAGTGAATTTTGAGAAGCACCAGAACCCGCACAAGAACGAGCGGGAAGCTGGGAGCGATATTCCAGACATAACAGAAAACGATAATAGTTTCAATGAGTTGAAAAAGGACGGAACAAAGCCCGAATTTATCGGAACTAATCGTGCTGATTCCCTCTTACTGATTCCTGATTCCCTTAACCCTGATTCTTTAACCTCAGTACCTAACGGTACTTCGGTTGCGGTAGTTAATTTTTCTTCTTCTAAAGACATAACTCCCAACTTGAAAGTTTCGATACGCGAGAAGCCGGATGAAACGGAATTGCAAGCTGCTTGCCGGGAAACATGGGCGAGTTATTCGGGCGCGTATTTTGAGAAATACCAAACTGAACCAGTGCGCAATGCCAAGGTAAACGGGCAAGTTAAGCAATTCGTGCAGCGTATTGGGTTTATTGAATCGCCTGATGTTGCGGCGTATTACATCACGCACCCAGACGGGTTTTATGTCCGAAAAATGCACGATTTCGGCCTGTTGCTGGCCGATGCGGAAAAGCTCCGTACCGAATGGGCAACAGGCCGGAAAGTAACGGGAACACGAGCCAAACAGGTTGAACGTGCTGGGTCAATGTTCGACATCGTGAACGAGATTGAACGGGAAAGGGGTCAAGCATGAACTTGTTGCAAGCGCTAGCAGTCACGGCGGAATTGACCGGAACAGAGCTATCCAAGCACGCCATTCAAGCGATGGAAGCTGATTTGCAAGCCTATCCCCTGCAAGCGGTACTCGATGCGCTGACACGTTGCCGACGCGAATTGACGGGGCGTTTGAGTTTGGCCGCGATCATCGAGCGAGTAAATGCTAACGACGGAAGATTGCAAGCAGACGAGGCTTGGAGTCTAGCGATTAACGCGCAAAGCGAAGCCGCAACGGTAGTGTGGACCGAGGAAATCTCACAAGCGTTTTTCGATGCGCAGCACTTGCTGGATGCGGGCGACAAGACGGGCGCAAGGATGGCGTTTAAGGACAGCTACCAGCGCCGCATTGAACAGGCTAGGGCAAACGGCGAATCTGTCAGATGGGTGGTAAGCCCTGGATATGACCCGGCACAACGCGAAACGGCCTTGTTGGATGCGGCAATCAAAGGGCGTTTGAGTCATGAGCATGTTGCTGGATTGCTGCCTTACCGTGAAGGCTCAGACGCCAAGCAACGCTTAGAAAATATCTTGTTGGAAGCTAAGGCCAGAATGCTTGGGAATGCGGCCTGATGAGTGCGTTAGAACGCTTGGCGGATTTAAAAGAAAGAGCGCTAGCTAAACCAAAAGTATCACGCGAATTCATTGCAGACTTCGAATTGGTAGCGACTCACTACCAGTTAAGAGAACACGGCGAATATGAGCTAGCCAAGGAATGCGCCCGAAACGACATAGAAAGCGCGATTGTGTTTTACACCACGGAAGCGCGCAGATTGCGCAATCTAGGGAACGTACAAACAGGAATAAACGAGCGCATACGCGCCAGTATTGAGATTGAGGCAGCAGCTTAACGAAAGGGGAGAGTATGCAAGGCTGGGCGTTTCGTTCGTTGCTTGATCGTTCAAGTTGCGACAACGGGATTGACGAAAAAGACTGGACGGGGATATGAGCGCGATCCGCTTTGTTGTTCCAGGAGCGCCAGTAGGGAAAGGCCGCCCACGTTTCGCCAAGCGCGGTAATTTTGTGCAGGCCTACACGCCAGAAAAAACCGCCAGCTACGAAAACCTGGTCAAGCTTTCCGCACAGGAAGCCATGCAGGGCGCGGAATTATTTGAAGGCGCGGTAAGCGTAGACATCGTTCTGTATGTCACGCCTCCGGAGAGCTGGAGTCTGAAAAAGAAACGCGCCGCGCTCAATGGCGAGGTGATGCCAACCAGCAAGCCGGACATCGACAACGTGGTCAAGGGGATTTTCGACGCCTGCAACGAGATCGTGTGGAAGGACGATAAACAGGCGTGCGATGTGAGAGTCATTAAGCGTTATTCGAATCTGGCAAAAGCAATCGTGATGGTGAGGGCGATTTGACAGACCTGATTGAAGCCTCAAGCGGGCAGATCAAGACAATGGCCGATGGCACGCTCAGGTTATTCGTGGACATCGAGCCAAGACACGCACAAGCCGCTTTTTCGCTGTTCGGTGCGCCGGGTGTGCCAATGGTATTGGCCAGGTTGACACAAGCCGCTGCGCAGGCATCGGCGCAATCCCAAGCGGGTGAATACGGGCAATATGCCGCCGCATTGCATAAGTCTGGATTTTTCCTAAATCCGCATGTGTTGGGTGCGCTGGGCAGCGATGACGAGTTTCTTGAGTTTGTGCGTACGCGTCAATGTTGCGCACCGCGCGGCACGGCGTGCGATGGCGGTGTGGTTGCGGCGCATGTTCGACGTGTAGCAAATGGCGCGGGGACGGGGATCAAACCTGCATATTCAGCCGTGCCTTTGTGCCATAAGCATCATGGCATTCAACATATTTCAGGCGAAAGCGCAATCGGCGGTAAAGAGTATCTGGATAAGCAACGCGCGGAAATGTGTAACGCTTGGGGGCATGCCAAGTTGCGCGAATGGCTTGAAGTGGAATCGTTGGCTGATGTTGAGCCGGGAAAAATTGTTCAATGGGCAGAGCTTCACGGATTGAGCAGGTTCTTGCCGGCAGCGTTTAAGGGGTTGGAATGAAGGAAGCCACTAGAAACAGAATGCAAGCCATGTCGCTGGGAATCGTCTTGCATGTGTTATTACGGAATACGAAGGGGTGAGGGTATGGCGAAGAAAAAACACGGAAGGCCAAGCACGTACAACGATGAAACCGCCGATGAGATATACAAAAGAATCTCAGAGGGCGAAACGCTTAGGGCGATATGCCGTGAAGATCATATGCCGCCTTGGCAGACGGTTTATTCTTGGATGCGGATAAATGCGAAGTTTTCTGAACGCATCGCGCACGCGCGGGATCTTGGATATGACGCTATTGCTGAGGAAATTCTCGATATTGCGGACGATGCAACAAATGACTGGATGGAGCGGCAGGGCGATAAAGATTCTGCTCCTGGATATGTGCTAAATGGAGAGCATGTTCAGCGATCTAAACTTAGAATCGAATCGCGTTTGAAGTTGCTGGCGAAGTGGAATCCGAAGAAGTACGGCGAGAGCCTGAAGCTGGATGCGCAAGTTGAAGGCAATTTAACTGTCGAGCTGGTGCGCTTTGCGGATAAGGCTGCCAAATAACTGGGAACCACGCGGCTATCAACTGCCAGCGTGGGGATATTTAGAAAACGGCGGGCGGCATGCCGAGCTGGTGTGGCACCGCCGCTCTGGTAAAGACGAAGTTGCTTTGCATCGTGCAGCATGCGCGGCATTTGAACGGGTTGCAGGGTACTGGCACATGCTCCCAGAGTATTCACAGGCACGCAAAGCGATCTGGGATGCCGTCAATCCGCACTCAGGGAAACGCCGGATTGACGAAGTTTTCCCGCATGAATTGCGCAAATCCACGCGCAACCAGGAAATGATGATCGAATTTAAGAATGGATCATCATGGCAAGTGGTTGGTTCAGACAATTTCAACAGCTTGGTTGGTTCCACACCAGCAGGAATCGTGTATTCAGAATGGGCGCTGGCCAATCCTTCAGCGCGTGCTTACCTTCGCCCAATCTTGGCAGAGAATAACGGCTGGCAAATATTCATCACCACGCCGCGTGGCAGAAACCACGCTTATACCACGCTCAAAGCCGCAGAGCGCGACTCCTCCGCATTCTCCCAGGTCTTAGACGCAGAGCAAACCGGAGTATTCACCATTGAGCAACTAGCGGCAGAACGCGCGGCTTATATTGCAGAGTTTGGTGAGGATTATGGTTTGGCAAAGTTCGAGCAAGAGTATTTGTGCAGCTTTGATTCGGCCAATATCGGCAGTATTTTGGCGCGATCCATCAGCAAACTTGAGCGCATGGGCAGAATCGGCCCGCATGTTGAATATGATCCAGAAGGCGCGCCAATTGAAATCAGCGCTGACATCGGGCGAAGAGACTCGGCGACATGGTGGTTTTGGCAGCCACGCATCGGCGGATTTGCCATCGTTGATTATGATGGAGGCTGGGGGCTGGATGCTGATGAGTGGTGCGACCGCATTGAGGCGAAATTGCAGGGGCGCAAACTGGGTATGATCTGGCTTCCGCATGATGCGCGCGCCAAGACATTTGCCGCCAAGCATTCAGCACTGGAGGTATTTATAAACCGCTTCGGTGCGAAGCACGTCAACATTACTCCAGATTCATCCATTCCAGACCGCGTGAACGCTGCCCGTGTATTAATCAATCGTTGTGAGTTTGCGGAAAGCTGTGAGCGTGGCTTAGATGGCCTGCGTTCATGGACTTATGACTATAACGACGCCAGTAAGATATTTAGTCAGACACCAAAACACGATTGGGCAAGCCACGATGGCGACGGATTTAGCTACGGGTGCTTAATCATGCAGATGACTAAGCCTGCCATGGTTAAAGAACCAATAGTACCGCGCGGCCCTATTACAGTGGATCAATTTATCAGCATGTCAGAACGTGGCGGAAAGGGGAGCAGGCGAATATGAACATTTACATGTACAGAATCGAACGCAAGCCGCCTGTTGATTGGTTTCGCATCATAGCAGACTTGAAACGTTGTGGGTTGTCTCAAGTCGCGGTTGCGCGCTTAATCGGCGTGCCAAGAGATAGGCTCAAAGAATGGGTTGCCGGGAAGGCTCCCAGGTATGACGATGGACGCGCGCTGCTGATGTTATGGCGTCGCGCTTGTCTTGCAAAGAGTCGCCAAAACGCCAGAAGATCAGCGCATCATTCCAGCATGACGATAACAGCCATTCATCGAAATGATATAGGCGCTTGTGGGCGCGTGGCATTTTTTTATGATGAAAAAGGCGCACCGATTGACCGTGTTGACGCTGAACGCGTTACTCATGTTGACGGCAGCAAACCCAATCCTGGGGATTCGATGATTTGCAGTTCATGCGGGGCGGAGATTGGCATTCAAGCGCTTGATCTGCTACCGGGTGAGTGGGATGTGGTGGCGAAATGAGCGGTGAAATCGAGTCAAAAGACCAAGACACGGGAGAAAGCCAGATAACGGCGCGTTGGTTGAAAGAAATCGACCTGGCAGGCACGCATGAGAGAGCATGGCGTCGCCGAGCACGGAAAGTGCTGAAGCGCTACCGTGACGAAACAAACGCCGATTCTGACGAAAACCGCCAAGCGCAATTCAATATCCTATACGCGAATACTGAAGTTTTGCGCGGTGTTATTTACCAAAAGACCCCAGTCCCAGATGTGCGCCGCCGTTTCCTTGACAAAGACCCAGTTGGGCGCGAAACCGCACAAATTCTGCAACGCGCTCTATCGTTCTGCGTGGACAGCTACGATTTTGATGGCGTAATTGAGCAAGTTGTTGAAGATTATTTGCTGCCAGGCCGTGGCATGGCGCGTGTCAAATACATTCCGACTTATGCACCGATGACCAACGAAGAAACTGGCGAAACAATGCTGGATCACGAAACCGGCGAGCCGCTTCAACAGGTGGTGTACGAAACGGTCGAGACGGAATACGTTGAATGGGAGATGGTGAGAATCAGCCCCGCCAAGCGATGGGCTAAAGTGCGCTGGGTGGCTTTCGGTGAACTGCTGACACGCGACGAGCTGGTAAAACAGTTTGGCGAAATCGGCAAGACCGTCACCCTCGATTGGGCTCCTAAAGACAAGGAGCAAGACGACGAAATGTTCAAGCGTGCGCGGGTTTGGTCAATCTGGGACAAATCCAGTCGCAAGGTGCATGTTGTCGCCAAGGGTATGCCTTCGCGTCGTTTGGCGGTGGTGGATGACCCATTGAACCTGCAAGGCTTCTTCCCGTGCCCCCGCCCGGTGTATGCGATCCACACAACAGATTCGATGATTCCTATCCCTGAATATACACAATATCAAGATCAGGCCATTGAGCTAGACAACCTGACCGCGCGCATTAACGTCCTGGTTGATGCGCTGCGCCGCCGTGGTTTGTTTAATGGAAAATTCACTGAATTAGAAGCGCTGGCAAACGCCAGTGATAATCAGTTCATAGCCATTGAAAATTACTCTGAGTTGATTGCGGCGGGCGGTATCGAAAAACTTTTTCTTGAAGCGCCGATTGAGGGAATCGCCAAGGTGGTTGTTCACTTGATGCAGCAGCGCGAAGCAGTCAAACAGACCATTTATGAAATCACGGGTCTGTCAGATGTGGTGCGTGGCGTCTCAGTAGCCTCTGAAACGCTTGGCGCACAGCAATTGAAGGCTCGCTATTCAAACAGCCGCACAGGCCCGCGTCAAAAGGCTATCGAACGGTTTGCGCGTGATTTGTTCCGCATCAAAGCGGAAATCATTGCGGAAAAATTCAGCCAGCAAACACTCGCGCTGATGACTGGCAAAGACTTCCCGGCAGATGATGCCCATAAAATGGCATTACTACAACAAGCGCAGGCAACCGGAAAACAACTGCCCAATACACCAACTTGGGAGCAGGTTATCAAGCTGATGCGTGATGACAAGCTGCGCGGTTTCCGTGTGGATGTCGAGACAGACTCAACCGTTCAGCCCGATGCGACTGAAGAGCAAAAAAACCGTGTCGAATTGCTTGGTGCTATCACGCAATTTGTTCAGGGTGTTGGGCCTGCTGTTCAGTCTGGTGCCATTTCAATGGAACTCGCAAAGGAAATGCTGTCATTTGGTGTGCGTGGGTTCAAAGTATCTCCCCAGCTTGAGGATGCGCTGGATCAAATCGGGCAGCAAAAAAGCGGGCAGGAGCAACCGCAAAACGATACGCAAGCGCAGCAAATGGTAATCGCAAAAGAAAGCGCGGAAATGGAAAAAGCGCAATTCGAGGCGGTAGAGGCAAAAGCAAAAGCGCGTGAGGCAGAGGCAAAAGCAGAACTAGCCGAGATGCGCGTTCAGATGTTAAATGTTGGCGCATTGCCGCCAGTTCAAATGTGAGGGGGTAAAAATGGCAGCGGTGCAAATTGCTGGTAAAGACAGTTTAGGGGTTGCGCAGGGGCCGGTTGATATTATTGTTGATCGTGGTTCTGCACGAGTAACGCTTGCGCGTGATCCGGGTTTTGTTTACCGAGATCACATACTATTTAATGCAACTGGCGACCTTCCGGCAGATAACACAAGCCGCGCAAATGTGGCGAGTACGATGGTAACACTGTCTGGTTATCCGTCTGGATATAATCGCGTGCGAATCACATGGCACGATGATGCAAACGGAAATCGCGCAATCGGCGCAATGATTTCAATAAACCCAGTAGATATTGAAGCGGCTAAAGACGCACTGACGCTGGTTGACGTTGGTGGCGGGGGAAGCGTTACGTCTCCCGGTAGCGCTGGGGCACGTATTAGCAAAACCGTCCCGTTATTTGAAACAACACTATATGACACAGACGGAACGCTTTTGGATATTAGCACTATTTATATAGTCGGTATTCGCAGCAACGGTGGCACAACTGATGGCAACTTTGGCGTAACTGTGGAGGTGTTCTAATGTTTACCATGCCGATTAATATAAAACCATCCAGTGTTATTGACATCGAGTCGCCATGGGTGTTCTACAATTTCCATGATTACGCGATTAACTCAGGTGACACCACGCCCAGCAACAATGCTTGGGGGACGGGTGCGGTTAGTGGATTAGAGGCGCTGACAACCACAGGCTCGCCGTCATGGACTGCCTCAACTGGCAGTATTTCGTTTGGAAATAATGCAAATTCTGGGGCCGGTTCGCATTATTATACCCTCGCGTTGTCTTCTTCTGGTGGGCCAAACTGGGTGAGCGCATTTAGTCTCAATGGACTTCAGGCGGCGGTCTTCTGGATGAACATAACTTGGTTACCCGGAACAACTTTCAGGGGTAACTACAGCGCTGCTACAGATTATGCCGTTGATGATGTTGTAAACTCAAGCGGTACGCTTTACATCTGTATTCAAATAAATGGGCCCGCCACCGTAGTCAAGGCGACCAGCGATGCTGCGTATTGGACTGCAATCGGCGTGCATTGCATATTTCAGGTTGGGAATCAAAATTCTGCAAGCGCAACGCAAGGCTTTAAGATTATGGCAAACGGTAATTCTGGCTCCAGCACGGGCGGGCGCTTTGAATGCCGTTACCAGGGGAACACGCACACAGCCGATCAAACAGCGCATCCAAATACATCAGCGATTGTGCCTGGTGTGGAGACAACGGTTGCGTTTATATTCAATCTCGCTACTCAACAAGTGACATTTTATCAAGATGGAAACCAGAGCGGGTCTGTTTCTAACATGGCCAGTTCGCCGTCTACAGTAACCATTAATAGCTCAACGAATAGCAAGGTGCATTTTGGTGTAGCCCAGGAAGGCGGCTCAACGGAGAAAAGCTACCGAGGATATTTACGCCGATTCGGTTATGTAAAATTGACCGCTGTTCCAACAAACATTGCTGACATTGTGAAGGAAATTACCAACTCAAAACGCAAAGGGTTCCCCGGTTACTTGTCTAATGGGTTATAGAAAAAATGGCAACACCTGCATCATCAATTAAGGGATTTGAAGTCGTAGTTGGTTATGTCAGCGAAACAACGGCCAAGATTGGCTGTTGTTCTCTGCAAGGCGGAACGCTGACGGCTACTTGTTCTGGAGGATCGGTAAGTTGTTCGACTATGACTGAACGTGGCGCGGATAATTCTGCGCGTTCTGGGTTGTACGTATCAACCACGGGCTTGATTACCATCACCGGGTTGAGTCCGTTCACGCGTTATACATATACAGCAACATGCGACGGCATTACCGTGTCAGGTTCTTTTACCACGCTGCCCGATGATGATTCTGTTGATTGGGCGTTTTTGCAAGGGACATGCGAGAGCCTGACTAGTCAGGGTTATACGATTGACAAAAATTACAGCGTCATGCGTCAGATTGTGGAAGATTCAAGTGTTCCGGTGCTATTTTACGCGCACATTGACGATAATATGTACACGGACGAATTTAAATACGTGTTTGAAGCGCATAGCAAGACAGATGCGCAAACAGGGTTGAATAATACGGCTGTTGACCCGCAAACAGGGGCAGAAAATACCCATTTAAAATGGGATAGGGCAGTTGCTTGGACGGCTTGGTTTGGTTTATTGCCAGGGCTTCCACAGGCGACGTATGCTGATCGAAAATGGTTTTTTCGCAATGTGCCACGCTGGGCCCAATGGGGCGATCATGAAATTGCTGGCGATCACTGTTCGAGTGTAAAGGGGTCTGGAACTTCCCCGGCTAACTATGGCTGCAACAGAACCGGCGTCGCTGGGGTCGAGTATGCCGCCATGGAAACAGAGGCGGAGGAACTATGGAACGCCTATGTCGCTGATGCGTGCCGTCCTCCATCCCACACGGCAGATGGCGGGCCCGCCAGTAATACGGGCGAGCAATATTGGGGCAAGGCCGTTGGCTCGGTGCGCTTTTTCTCTTTTGATCGTAATAAGCACGCTTGGCCCTATGATGCAGCGGACGCGGCTGGCGTTACGTACGGGCGTAGCGGCACGGCTTCACGTGGAACTTCAACTGGTGCGACGGTGCCAACCAAGACAGCATGCGAAGCAGTGGGCGGCGCGGGTTGTTGTGCGCAATTCTTAGGCTCAACACAGATCACCGACATGCTCAACTGGTTTAACAATGTAGAGCCGTTCAAGATCATTTTTGCTCCAAATGGAATCAGCATGCACAACCAGCCTTGGTCTGACCGTTGGCCGGATGATTTTGATGATGCGATGGGGCGCAACTCAACAGAGCTTGGGCTATTGCGTAACCCTAAGACAAACGGCACCACTGGACATACATTTATATTAAAGGGCGACACTCACGCGTTGCATGTCTGTTCATATCATTCAGATGGAACAGCATCTGGCTGCGGCGGCGCTTCTACACCGAGCGGTTATGAATTATGGGAGATTTGCCCAGGAACGATCAATTCTAGTCCTATTGGCGGCGGTTTGTTCGGAAACAATATGACCAGTCACGGCCAGGCGTACACAATTACCGCTGGTGGCAAGGTTAGATTACTTGATTGTGGCGCAACCCAGAGCAGCAAGCAATTGTCAGCAGTGGTTAAAGTTACGGTCGAGGAAACCGCGAGCCCAAAAAAGCTGACTGCTGAAATGATCCGTTTGCCTTCTATGCAAATAGCTTGGCGTGGCTATCAAACCGCCACTCAGATTGGCAACCAGTTCCAGTATAACGCTGCAATGTTTGGATAAAACCAATGCCAATTTACACATACATTTGCAACCAATGCTATCGAAAAGCGGAGGTATTCCGCAAGATTGCGCAGCGCTATGAAGCGCCAATTTGCTGTGGTGCTGCGATGGAATTTCGTATCGTACCAACGATGATTCAGGCGGACATTGATGCTTATGTCAGCGTAGCAATTGACAAGAAAACAGGAAAACCGGCGCAAATTCACAGTCGCAAGCAACATAAAGAATTTTTGGCGCGCAATGGGTATGTCGAGGTTGGAAACGATTTCGGCACACCGAAAAAACGGGACGATGGCCCAGCTGATGCGCCGATGCTGTCAGTTGATGAACTAAAAAAGCAAGGCTTCGTGGAGGAAGCGCTTTAACAGATTTGCCCTTTAACGTCGTGAGACGCCGGGGCTTTTTTCTAACGTCGTGAGACGCTGAATGGAGGTAAGACATGGCAACCCTGTCGGAAGACTTGGGAGCCGCACTTGATGCGGCTGAAGCGCAACCGGAAGACGAAAACGGATTGGCTGTCGCTGAAGATGCTGGCTTGGAATCACAGCCGCAAGATACTGCATTAAATAAAGAAGCGGCAGAGCCAACCGGAGAGATTCAAGACCCATCGCAAACCCAAGCAACCCAACCAGAAGGGCAGCCGTCAGAACAGCAAGCCGCGCAACCCGGTTCTGCCATGACGCCGCCTGCCACATGGTCTGCCAGTAGCAAGGCAGCCTGGGGGCAATTGCCTGAAGGCATCCGTAAAGAAGTCATCAAGCGCGAACAGGATTTTGCGCGCGGCATCCAACAGCACGCAGAAAAAGCCAGGGGGTTCGATACCTTCATGGAAATTTCGCGCCCTTACGAAGCTATGTTAAGGGCCGAAGGTTCTGACGCGGCAGGTGCGCTCAAATCATTTCTTCAACAGGCCTATATTCTGCGCACGGCATCACCACAGCAGAAAGGCGAATTAATCATGCAGGTCGCGCAACAATTCGGCGCAGACCTAACGCAATTTACTGGCCAGCCAACGCAACAGCAAGGCGGTCAGCAAGACTTGTCCCAAGTGCAGCAAATCGTTCAGCAGCTTGTTGCCCCTCACCTCCAAAAGATTCAGCAGTGGGAGGAAAGCCAGGCAACGGCCCAGCAACGCGAGGCGATGCAGATTGAGCAAGACGTATCAAACCAAATCGAAACTTTCCGTAATGCGACAAACGAAGACGGCACGCCATCGAATCTCTATTTCGAAAACGTGCGTGGCCTGATGTCGGCTTATTACGCAGCTGGCAAGACGTTCCATGAAGATGGGCGTCCCATGTCTATGCAGGAGGTTTACGAAATGGCGTGCTGGGCACACCCCGAAGTTCGCGCCGCGCTGCAAGCAGAACAGCAGCGCACGGCAGATGCGAAACGTCTCGAAGAAGCCAAGCGAAAAGCCCAAGACGCCGGTCGAGCCGGATTCAACGTCTCTGGGCAAGGCGGCGTCGGCATTGCTGGCGCAACTTCAACGAGCCTTCGGGATGAGCTTGGCGCGCAACTTGATGCAGCAATGGGTTCCGCTCGGCTTTGAACGATGGCGATAGTCTAAGGAGATAAATTATGGCATCGCCTAATTTAAGCGAGATTATCACCACTACCCTGCGCAACCGCAGCGGTGAACTCGCAGACAATGTGAGCAATGGTAATGCGTTGCTCATGCGTTTGAAAGAAAAAGGGGCGTGGAAGCCCGCTTCTGGTCGCACCATCGTTCAGGAGCTGGACTACGCAGAGAATGGCACCTTCATGTATTACAGCGGTGGTGAACAGCTGAATGTTGGCGCTTCTGATGTATTGTCCGCAGCCGAGTTTGACTGGAAACAGGCAGCTTGCGCCGTGGTGGCAACGGGTCTGGAGGTAGATGTTCAGAATACCGGCAAAGAGGCAATTATTGACTTGCTGGAAGCGCGCATTAAGAACGCGCAGCGCACTATGCGCAATAACATCTGTAACGGCATGTATTCCGATGGTACGGGCACGGGCGGCAAGCAAATTGGCGGTCTGCAATTGCTTGTGGCAGACGCTCCAACTTCGGGAACCGTGGGTGGCATCAACCGCGCGACTTATTCCTTCTGGCAAAACCAAGTGTATGACGCCAGCTCGGATGGTGGCACGGCAGCCACAGCGTCGAACATTCAAACGTACATGAATGCTATGTACTTGGAATGTACGCGCGGCGGTGACAAGCCCGATCTGATTTTGGCCGATGCAAATTACTACAAGCTGTTCTGGGGCTCGATGCAGGCAATTCAGCGCGTCACCGACAGCAAAATGGCAGAAGCCGGGTTCCAGAATATTAAATTCTCTGGTGCAGATGTGGTGTACGAGGACAATTCTGGCATGCCTACCAATCATATGTATTTCTTGAACACGGATTACATCTATTTACGCTACGCGCCTAAACGCTTGTTTAAGCCGTTGGAGAAAGTGCAATCCATTAACCAAGACGCAATGGTTCAGCTGATTACGTTCGCGGGCAATATGACCACGAGCAATGCCAGCCTCCAGGGCGTGCTTAAAGCGTAAAGGAGAGATGCCATGACTTATGCAATTCATAGTTTACCTGGCGCTCAAGCAATCGCTGACACCAGTACCACACAGAACCACCCCCTTGGGACTATCGTTCACGCAACCGATCCAACATACGGCCATGCAGAGTTTATCTACTTGACTGGCGTTGCTTCTACTGCTGTGGGTTCGGTAGTGACTTATAACACTTCAAGCTTTACGACTACGCTTTGTACTGTCGGCGGCAACGTATCGCTGCCCGTTGCAATTGCGATGTCGGCAAACGTAGCCTCGCAATATGGCTGGTATCAGATCAGCGGCGTTGCCGTTGTGAAGAAAACCTGTACCGTGTCGCTGGCTGCGGGTGCTGCTGTGGGTGTTCTGACGGCTGGGTTGATTGCCGGCACGGGCTCTGGCAAGGAAATCCAAGGCGCGGCTGTTGCTGCTGTAGCCTCTGCAACGGCTGGGCGCACCACGGTTCAAGTGGTGATTCAGCGGCCACGGAAGCAAGGTCGCGTAACCTAACAAAGCCTGATGGCTGAGTGTGTAGCCCCTGCGAAAGCGGGGGCTATGCAAACCGCCAACCGGAGAGAATATGCACCTCCCTTATAGCAACACGCAGATAAAACACTGGAACCCTGGCGCAAGTATGCCGCTTATTCTGCCAGTGCATCTTATCTGCAACACGTCAGACGATCAAATCATGGGGAATATTCGCGTGAACTCGCGTCTTCCTAAAGAATGGGTAAAGGTTGAACGGGAGCATGACGGCATTGCAATTCTTTGCGGTTCCGGCCCAAGCATTGCGGACGATTTGAATGAAATTCGCCAGCGGCAAAGCATCGGCCAGAAAATATTTGCTTTGAACGGGTGTGCGGAATATCTGTACGATAACGGGATCATTCCAGATTACCAGTGCATCATTGATGCCCGGATTGAAACCGCCGAGTTGATCGGCCCAGCCAAGAGGCATTTATTTGCCTCTCAAGTGCATCCCGAATGTTTTATGCGCCAACCCGATGCAGATTTGTGGCATTTGCAAGTCGGTGGTATTGAGGCGCAATTTCCTGATTATGATTTGCCGTATGCGTTGATTGGCGGCGCGGCGTCAGTTGGTAATACGGCACTATGCTTGGCTTATGCGCTAGGGTATCGCGTTATGCACTGCTTTGGTTATGACTCTAGCCATCGGGATGGGGCTGGCCACGCATTCAAACAAACATTAAACGATGGCGATCCGTGCGCGCTGGTTGACTTCGATGGAAAGCAATATATAGCAAGTCTGACGATGAAGCTGCAAGCGGAAAAATTTATTGATACGGCACATGCCCTAGAGGCTGCGGGTTGCACGATTGAGGTTCATGGTTCCGGGTTGTTGCCGCACATTTGGGAAAGGCAACATTTGATATTGCCAGAAGAATTGGAAGCCGCAGAAAAAACAAAATATGAGGCCATGTGGAGCATTCCAGGCTATCGGCATTATGCCCCTGGTGAGCATCATGTCGCAGCCGCGTTTGATGCGTTGTCCATGGCGAAGGGTGATGAACTGCTCGATTTTGGATGCGGCACAGGCCGGGGCGCGGCCAAGTTTATAGAATTGGGGTTGAATGTAATCGGCATAGACTTGGCAGAAAACAGCCTTGACCCGAATTGCCGCCATGTTCCCGTGTTGCATGCCCCGCTTTGGAATATGCCGGATGTGACAGCCAAACATGGATATTGTACCGATGTAATGGAACATATCCCGACTGAAAAAGTAGATGCGGTATTGAACGGCATTTCAACACGTGTCGAAGGCTGTTACTTCAACATCAGCACCCAGCCCGATGCAATGGGCGCAATGATTGGCCAGCCGCTGCATTTGACGGTACAACCCGCTGCGTGGTGGCGTGAAAAACTATGCAAATATTGGCCAAATGTTGAAATGCACGCAGATGGCGGAGAATTGGTGGCGATATGCAAACGTTGAACACGCCACCGAAAAAGATGTTGAGCAACGCCAGGATTAACCTGACGCGTGGATTGCCAATGTTTATTCCAAACCGCGAACGCGATGAGGTGTGCATTGTGGGTGGTGGCCCAAGCTTGTCGGCTACATTGCCAAATTTGCGCATGCGTAAAAATCGGGGTGCGGAAATATGGGCGTTGAATGGTGCCATGGATTGGCTACAAGAGCATTACATCGTACCTGACGCCATGGTTTTATTGGATGCGCGCCCGGAAATGACCGGAATGTTGCGCAACCTACATAGAAAAACCACGTATTACGTGGCAGCGCAATGCGATCCAAGAGTGTTCGACGCGCTTGAAGGGTACAACGTAAAAATCTGGGTGGGGTATTGCCCTGGAATTGAAGATGTGTGCAATGAGTTTTCCGACAAACCAATTGTGATTGTTGGCAATGGCAACACGGTAGGACTCAAAGCAATGGCGCTTGCTTCGCTTTGTAAATTCCCGCGCATGCACTTATTCGGGTTTGATTCATGTTATGGCGAATATGCTCATCATGCCTATTCACAACCGCTCAACGATGGTGAAGAAGTGGTTTTTGTGCAAGTCGCGGGCCGAAAGTTCAAGTGCGGTAAATGGATGGCGCGGCAGGCAGTCGATTTCCAGACGGATTACGCCAATATAACAGCAGCTGGTTCAAAAATTACTGTGCATGGGGATGGCTTGATTTCTCATATTGCCAAACAATTAAAACAGGAGGTGGAGCATGTTTGACCCAGAAGCGGACTCATCGTTTAACGCGGATCAGCGTGGCCAGATGTCTGGGCCAAGAAATTACGTGAAATTCTATCGGCAATGGGTGCGCAATAACTTCAAAAGCGCTCAAGAAGGCCGTGAAATCGGTGAGGAACAAGACTTTATTATTATCATCAGCCCTGGGCAAGCCAAGACGGAAGTACGACGCAAAGCCACCGACACTGACAAGTTTCAATATGCCCAAGAATGGGCCGCGTATCTGCAAGGCAAAGCGCATCAAGTCTCTGGCACACCGATTGAGCTGTTGCCTGGGCTGCCGAATGGCATGGCAGATGCCCTAAAAGCTATGTACATCCACACTATCGAGCAAATGGCCGAATTGTCTGACATTGCCATGCAGCAAGTTGGAATGGGTGGGCTCGACATCAGAAATCGGGCGAAAAAATACCTGCAAGGCAGCGGGGAAACGGACAGGCTGCGCGTGGAACTGGAACAAGCGAAACTCACGATTACAACACTCGAAACCTCAAACGCGGCATTGCTTGCCCGTGTCAATGAGCTGGAGGCCGCTAAGGAAAAGATCAAACCAAGGGCAAAGCGTGCGCCCAAGGCAAAGTCTGAGCCTGCGGTGATGCAATGACGCTGCTGCAATTGGTTCAAGCCGCATTCAAGCGCGTTGGGTTGACTGCGCCCACAAGTGCCATTGGCAACACTGATGAAAATGTGTTGCGAATGATTGCGCTGGCCAATGAGGAAGGGCAACAACTTGCCACGCGGCATGATTGGCAGCGCTTAACGTCAGAGGCCACGCATACCACGTTGGCTGCGGAATCTCAGGGCTTGGTTACCACAATTGCCGGGGCTGATTTCGATAGGATCAAAAACGGCACGTTTTGGAATCGGACGCAAAATAGAGAATGGCTGCCCGCTGACAATCAGCACTGGCAACAGATGAAAGCATCCAGTGTCACGGGGCCAAATCATTATTTTCGCATTCGCGGAAATTATTTGCTGGCCATTCCAACCCCAACAGCCGGGCAAACGCTCGCTTTTGAGTGGGTATCTAAAAACTGGTGTGAATCAAGCGGAGGAACGGGACAAAGCGAGCTTGTAGCTGACACGGATGTGTTGCGTTTGCCTGATGAATTGATGCGCGCCGGTCTAAAATGGCGCTGGAAGGCTGCGCAGGGTCTTGAGTATGCCGAAGATTTCCGTGTCTATGAAGAAATGGTCGCGGACGCGATGGTTCGTGATGGCGCGCCACGCAATATCAACATGGGCGGAAAAGTAAGCGGGCGCGGCAACGTCCCTGAAGGAAGTTGGACACTATAAATGCGCATTCCATTTCGTAAAAAAACGGTACGCTCAAGGGTTTCTTACCTGGCTTCACAACCTGCGCCAACGCTTGGCTGGAATGCGCGCGATCAAGTCGCAGGGATGAAGTCTGGGTATGCCATCCATTTGGAGAATTTCTTCCCTTCTGCTACTGACGTAATGCTGCGCAAAGGGAAAAGCGATCACGTAACGGGTATCGGTGCGCAAGTCGAATCATTAATGGCTTACAACACGCCAGCCGGAACACAAACGCTATTCGCCGCGGCGGGAACAGATTTCTACAATGTCACATCGGCTGGCGCTGTGGGTGCCGCCGTGGTGTCAGGACTGACGAATGCGCGTTGGCAACATTTGAACTATACAAATAGTAGCGGCACGTCTTATTTGTGCTGCTTCAATGGCACTGACTCACCAAGGTATTGGGACAATGCAAGCTGGATCACCATCACGGGCGCAAGTACGCCAGCTATTACCGGATTGACAACATCCGACATCGTATCAGCCGCTATGCACAAACGCCGCATGTGGCTGGTTCAAAAGAATAGCTTGAAGGCATGGTATTTGCCCGTCGATGCAGTGGGGGGCGCGGCTAATGCGCTGGACTTATCTGGCATCGCAAAGCGTGGTGGATACATCATGGCTATTGACACTTGGACGCTCGATGCAGGCGAAGGAATTGACGATTATTGGGTTGCCGTAACCAGTGAAGGGGAAGTAATTGTATACGGCGGCACCGATCCGTCCAGCGGGTCAACGTGGGTTATTAAGGGAGTCTGGTATATTGGCGAGCCCATTGGGCGGCGATGTTTAATGAAATTCGGCGGTGATTTGTTATTGTTGCTGGTTAATGGAGTATGGCCGCTTTCAAAGGCGCTGTTGTCGGCTGCTGTTGATCCAAGGGTTGCGATAACAGATTTAATTTCTCCCGCAATGAATTTAGCGGCGGTGAGTTATAAAGCAAATTTCGGGTGGCAGCTTGCGGTGTTGCCGTCTGCTGACATGTTGCTTTTAAACGTTCCTGTAAGTGAAGGTAGCGAACAGCAGCAGTATGTAATGAACGTGCTAACGGGCGCGTGGTGTCATTTTACCGGCTGGGAAGGCAATTGTTTTGAATTGCTGGATGGTGAGCTTTACATGGGCGGAAATGGGGTGGTGGAAAAAGTCTGGGACACTTTCACGGACAACGCTTCAAGCAATATTGTTGGCAATGCGAAGACGGCCTTTGATTATTTTAAATCGCAATCAAAAAAGTCGTTCAAGATGGCACGGCCAACATTAATGACTGATGGGACGCCAACTGTTGAGATCGGAATAAATGTAGATTATGACAACGGAGAAAACTTCGGAACGCTTACATTTACACCATCCTCATCCGCTTTGTGGGGAGTCAGCCTATGGGGTATTGGTTTGTGGGGTTCTGGATTGCAGACATTGCGTAACTGGATTGGGCTATCAGGGATCGGGTTATGTGCGGCGGTACGCCTAAAGATTGCATCGCAAGGCTTGGAGATACGTTGGCAAGCAACCGATGTGCTTTATGAGCCGGGGACTGCTTTGGTGTGAAGCAAATCGTTTGCCATCCATCTTGGTGGCCAGTGATCGAAGAATTTGTCTCAACAAAAATAGGTTCTGGGCGCAAAACCGACAATTTTAGCGCAATAGGTCTTTTGGATGGTGACAAACTGATCGCGGGTGTTGTATACACTGATTACAACGGCTCAAATATAACAGCTGGAATCGCGGGGGAAGGTAAATCTTGGATGACCCGTGAGTTTTTGTGGTTTATGTTTTTTTACCCGTTCATCCAGGCGGGTGCAAAGCGGATTACCGCCTGCGTCGAGCAGACAAATTTCGTCTCTCAGCAGTTTGTCGAGAAATTGGGCTTTGAGCTTGAATTTTCGATGAAGGACGCCGGAAAAACCGGCGACTTGCTGATTTACCGGATGTTCAAAAAAGACTGCCGGTACTTGGAGAGACGGAATGCTAGGACGCAAAACAATCGGTGTGCTGACCCATCCAGGGTATAGGGATTTAGGCAAGTCTGACCCGCCCCCCGCGCCGGATTATGCCGGCGCAGCAAGAGAAACAGCTACGGGCAATGCCGATGCGGCACGCATTGCAGCAAAAGCAAATCGTATCAGCCAATATACACCATATGGAAGCCTGGTGTATTCGCGACCAGACCCAAACGACCAGGACGTTTGGCAATCGAATCTCACCCTTTCCCCTGAACAACAAAAGTTACTCACCAAGCAAAACAAAATAAGCATGGGTTTAAGTAATACCATGGATCGTGGGCTTGGCTATGTCAGCAATATGCTCGACTCGCCACTTGATACCAGCAAATTCACAAAAGTTGATCCCGCGTCTGTAGCCGGGCGCGAGGCCGTCACGGCGGCGTTGCTGGATCGTTTGCAACCAAGCCTTGACCGACAACGCCAGATGAAAGAAAACGCCTTGCTGATTCAAGGCCACAATCGAGGCGGAGAAGCGTGGAACGCTACCGAGGATGATCTTGCGCGTGCCGAGAATGACGCGCGCTTGGCTGCTGTGCAGGCTGGAGGGCAAGAGCAATCCCGCTTGCTCGGGTTGCAGCAAGCCCAGCGCCAGAATCAACTTGCAGAAACACAAACACTGCGCAATGAGCCGATCAACACACTCAATGCGGTGCGCAGTGGGGCGCAGGTTACTAATCCTCAGTTTATTAATGTCCCACAACAGGCAACGACGCAGGGCGCGAATTTGTTAGGTGCGGCGCAAGCGCAACATGGCGCGGCGGTCGATGTTTACAACGCCGATCGGCAAGCACAATCCAATATGATGGGTGGATTGTTCCAGCTTGGGTCTGCGGCATTACCGTACATGTTCTCAGATAGACGCTTAAAGCGCAATATCAAGCGCATTGGCACCCATGCTACTGGGATAGGAATCTATGAATACGACATATTTGATAGACATGAAATTGGCGTAATGGCAGACGAAGTGCTTGCAGTGATGCCAGATGCTGTTATCCAACATCCAAGCGGGTTCATGATGGTTAATTACGCGAGGCTCTAACGATGGGCAATCCTTTTACCTCGGCATCCGTGAATTTTGGCTTAACAGGCGACCAAAATGCAGAGCAGCGCCGCATTGACTATGAACGCAAACTCGCCGAACAGCTTGCCGCAGATTCCGAAGCGCCACAAGGACAAATGGCAGGGCGTATTTTTGTTGCGCCTAGCTGGACGCAATATCTAGCCAAAGCGCTGAACCCGATGATGGCGCGCAAGCAGATGGACGCGCTCGATCAGCGCCAAAAGGTACTGAACGATCAGCGCGCAACAGACCGAGCCGACACGCTTCAGGCCTTTTCTAAGGCACTACAGGGCACCCCAGAAAGCGTTACGCCGTACCAGGCCGACAATCCATTTGGCGAAGACCTTGGTGACCTGAAATCTGTTACGCCAGCTGTACCTGGCAATCGTGACGCGGCAATGGGCGTGCTGGCACAGTCTAAAGACCCGGCAATTCAACAGTTATATATGGCGCAGATGCTGAAGGGGATGGAACCGGGAGAAAATTTCACGCTTGGCCAGGGTCAAGTAAGATTTGGGCCTGATGGTAAGCAGATTGCCAGCGTAGCGTCAAAAACAGAAAAGCCGTTCATCAGAACACGCATTATTGGCGATCAAGAAGTTCAAGAACAGTTGCAGTCTGACGGCAGCTATCAGGAAATTGGACGCGGCCCTAGGTTCGCTCGGCAGGTGCCATCTGTGGTGCATGTTGGGGCGGATGCGAGTGGCAAGCCGCCATCAGGATACAGGTATACAAAGTCAGGCGATTTGGAGGCCATCCCTGGCGGCCCTGCCGACGTGAAGGCGCAAGCGGTCGCGCAGCGTCAGGCTGACGGCGCAACGGATGTGGATGTAGCACTCGGCACATTGCGCGAGGCATACGACCGGCTAGATAAGGGCGGTGGCATTACCAGCACAAAAAATAAATGGGGCACCAATTTAGCGGCTGCGGTTTCCTCATCGGGTATCGGTCAGGCGGCTGGCAAATTTTTTGGAACGGACAATCAATCTGCTCGTAACGACATTGCCATGGCTCGCCCAGCACTGTTAGCTGCGTTGATGAAAGCGACGGGCATGTCGGCTAAACAGATGGACTCGAACGCGGAATTGAAGTTGTGGCTGTCCACTGCCACTGATCCATCGTTGGATGTCGAATCAAACCGCAGAGCGCTGGCGAATATCGAGCGTAAATACCTTAAAGGCGGAAAGCCAGCAGCGCCAAGTGGTGGCAATGGCGGATGGAGCGATATGTGATGGATTGGGAAGCTGCTGAACGTGTGCAAAAGAACGCCGCTGGCGAATACCGCGCATTGATTGGCGGTGAGTGGGTTCCGGCGTCAAAAGCGCAGAAGAATGAAGCTGGGCAATTTCGCGTACTTCGCGCTCCAAAACCCATCAACATTGACCCCAAGCAAGGCTTTGCCGACGCGTTGCGTCAGGAGTTGAAGAATGCTGGATGGGTTGGCCGCAACCTGGCCGCGATTGGCACGGCTCCCGCTAATCTGTGGGAGAGCGGCAAGCAACTATTTGGTTTGGGCAACGCGCAGAATATCGAAGCGCAGCGCATCATCGCAGAGGAAGCGCCAGCCGGGGCAATTGCCGGGAATGTAGCAACCTATGCGCCGCTGGCAATGGTGCCAGGTGCCAATACAGTGGCTGGAGGTGCGTTGATCGGCGCGGCAACTGGCGCGGCGCAGCCTACGCTTGAAGGTGAATCGCGCTTGTCAAATGCGGCAACCGGGGCAGTTGTTGGCGCGGCTGTTCCGGCTGCGTTGAAGGTTGGCAAGACCATAAAAGCTGCTGTTGTAGACCCATTTACCGAAGCAGGCCGCAATCGAATTGCTGGGGATGTGCTGAACAGAAGCGCAGCCGACGCAAAGGCAGCAGCCGTCAAGATGACGCAAGCCAAAGGCGCAACCCCTGGGTTTACACCGACCGCAGGGCAAGCCGCAGACGATGCAGGCATTGCCGCGCTGGAACGCACGACGCGTGCGGTGAATCCAGGCGCGTTTGACGATGTTGATCGGTCGCAGCGTCAGTCGCTGGCGGATGCAGTGCGCGGGATCGCCAAGGATGATATACAGCGCGGGGCTGCGGTAACTGCACGCGATAATGCAGTTCAACCGCTGTATGACATGGCGAAGAAGGCCACGGTAGAAGCCGACCCGGCTCTGGATACGCTATTGCAACGACCCAGCATGCAGGCGGCGGCAGGCCGTGCAACAAATCTCGCAGCGGAGCGCGGCGGCAAATTCTTGCTGGCAAGACCGACCGCAGCCAAGACGATTCAAACGGGCGTGCTTGACGCCTCTGGCAATCCGATCTCTAAGGTAATGCCTGGCAACCCGGCAAGCTATTCCGGGCAGGCGTTGCATGATTTGAAACGTGGACTGGATGACGCCATTGGCGTGCCTGGGCAGGGTGGCATGCAAGGTGAAGAGCGCGCCGCAGCCATCGGCACGAAGGACGCTTACCTGGACTGGTTGGCGTCAAAAATTCCCGAATACGGCGAGGCCAAGGATACCTATGCCGCGCTGTCGCGCCCGATCAACCAGATGGACATCGGCCAGGTGTTAGCCGACAAGTTGATTCCAGCGCTTTACCGTGACATGCCAGCCCCTACGCAGCTCAACGCATCTGCATTTGCGCGTGCGCTATCCGATCAAGGCGACGATATTGCGCGCCGCGCCACCGGCATGAAGGGCGCGCGGCTGAGTAGCATCATGGATTCGGAACAGATGAATACGCTGCGCGGCGTGGCTTCTGATTTGCAATTGATGAAGTCGGCAGAAAACGCCGGGCGCGGCGTTGGGTCGGATACGGTGCAGAAGACCGCCATGTCGCACATTGCCGCACAGGCAGGCATTCCAAACTGGATGTCGAGCGTGGCGCGCGTACCTGGCGGGTGGGTCAAGCGCATCGGGGATGCGGTATATGGCAATAGTGACGATGCGGTCAGGATGATGATGGCCGACCTGCTCAAAAACCCGCAGGAAGCCGCCAAGGCTATGGAAGCGGCTGGCGTTAATCCATCCGTGATGGCCAATCTGCTGCAAAACGGGGCGCAAGGCATGGCGCTGTCAACCACGCCGATGATGTTGAATCAGTGATGAATCAGCGCATGAATCTGTCGCGGTGTTTGCCAAAGCGCGGTTTGAGGATGATGTCTTTCCATTTGCCTTCAGGCATCCAGCGATGGATTGCCCAGCGGATAGGCAAGGCGATGCCGCCGAAGATCAGCAGCGCGCCGAATGGTTTGAGCAGTAAGCCCCATTGCCAAGGTTCCATCAGCACAGTGTAGCAAACGATTTGAAATGAAACAACCTAACGCCGTGAGGCGCTGGAGAAATACATGGCACGAAACGGAAGCGGTACATATTCAAGGGTAGCAAGCACGCCGTATGTCTATAACACGGTGATTGACCAGGTTGTTGTCAATGCCGAAATGGACGATATTGCAACGGCGCTCACGGCTTCTATCGCTAAAGACGGGCAGACAACTCCAACCGCCAACCTCCCAATGGGAACATACCGGCACACCAATGTTGGTGCTGCCAGCGCCCGCACCGATTATGCGCGCGCCTCACAAGTGCAAGATTCGTCCTTGGTATGGTGTGGCACGGGTGGCGGTACGGTGGACGCAATCACGCTGACACCTTCGCCAGCCATCACGGCTTATGCTACAGGGCAAACTTTCCGCTTTATCTCATCCGGCGCTAACACAGGCGCGGCAACTGTCAACGTTAGTTCTGTCGGTGCGAAATCCATTAAAAAAGACGGTACTTCGGCGCTGGTTGCAGGGGATATACAAAACGGGGCTGTTATCGAAATTTGCTACGATGGAACAAATTTTCAATTGATACGGAACGGTGCGGCGAATCGCGAGGAAGGAACTTTCACCCCCGTTGTAAATTTTGGCGGCGCAACGACCGGGATTACCTATACGACACAGACCGGGACGTATACCAAGATTGGTAATGTTGTTGTGTTTGTTATTCATATAGTGCTTTCTTCAAAAGGTTCTGCAACGGGTGCTGCAACTATTACAGGGCTTCCATTTACATCGGCAAATTTAACGGCAGTAACCACGCATATGGAAACAATGACGTTGACCTCTGGAGATAGTCCACAAGGTTATGTGACTGGAACGAGCATTTATTTAGGCGTGATAAAACCAGCATCTAGCGCGACCATGACTGATACGAATTTTAACAATACTTCAACAGTTCTGATTTCTGGCATATATAGAGTGTAAAAACATGATAACCATCATTAAATATTTGCTGCTTGGCTTATTTGCATTCTGGCTGCTTTGGGTATTTTTTCTCGCGGTGATGGAACTCCGTGCAGCTAGGGACGCTGGTTTAGTCAACCGTCAAGCAGACTGTTACTATCTCGCTTTGTCTGTCCTATTCGTCGGCTACATCATAGATTTTCTAGTCAATGTGTTCGTCGCCTCTATCGTGTTCCTTGAACCCCCTTTTGAAATTACAGTGACGGCAAGGGTAACGCGTTGGAAAAAAGACGAAGGTATTAGGGGGAAAATTGCGCGGTGGATTTGCGCAAAGTTGCTTGACCCGTTCCAAGTGGGTGGTCATTGTCGATAGAAAGGGGCCGGGGATGGATGAGGAAGTCGAAAAAAGATTCATTCAGCAAAATAAACGGTTCGATGACCGTCTCAGGGAGTGCAAAAAAGACGTAGACCTTGAGTTTGACTCAATTACGCAAGTTATAAAGCAAATCCAGGCAGACGTGCAAGCCATGAAGGAAATTTTGGAAGCCTGGAACAACATGAAAGGCTTTGCTTCTGGTATGCGGTTTGTCTCGGCAGTCATTAAGATTTTAACGCCCATAGTCGTTTTAATCGGCGGTGCATATTTCGCCCTGAAAACAGGCAGCTTGCCCCATGACAAATAAGATAGCCATAGTCGTGGACGACGACCCGTTTATCAGGCGTTATATCAAGATAATGCTGAAAGAATTGGGCTTTGTTGTACACGAAGCGTGCGACCGTGCCAGCGCTGAAAAAATGGCCGCGCTCATGCAGTTTGACCTTGCCATACTGGACGGCATACTTCCTGATGGCTCAGGCGTAGCCCTAGCCGATAAGTTTGATTGCCAAGTGATATTTGTGTCTGGTGTAACTGACCAATACAACAGACAGGCGATGTGGCAGCGCGGGGTATTGTTTCAAAAACCTGTTGATGCGTCTTTTCTGCAATGTGTTAGGGGAGTCTATAACGGTGTTCACGCAAACTAGGGGCGAAAAAAACTGCAATCCGGGCAACATCGAGCGTAGAGATATTACTTGGCAGGGCATGGCAAGCGCTCAGACTGACCCGCGTTTTATCGTGTTCACCAAGCCAGAATACGGTATCAGGGCGCTAGCTAAAACCCTGCTGACCTATTACCGATTGCATGGCCTCGACACAGTTCACGGCATTATTACGCGCTGGGCGCCTAGTGAAGAAAACGACACCCAAGCATACATCAACCACGTTGCCAGCCTTCTAAACGTGACACCAGACGACCGAATCAACCTAGAGGATAG